AATTTGCTGAAGTTTTACCTGACATCTGAGTATCAAGCATTAACTCCCACGATCCGCCATCGGTTTGTACTTCAATGGTGTAATCAATCACAATCCCCGAGACATCACCATTTTTAGGATCTTGTTGTTTTAAAGCACCGAATCTAATACGTACAATCACAGCATCAAGTGTAAGATTAGTCACACCTTTCACCCATGGTGTATCACTTTTAAGCTCGATACCTACCGCAGTTTCAGACGCAATGCTTTCAAAACCTTCCATATAGGTTTGATCATTGGTCCCTGATCGAAAATCCAGAGTGACATCTTGAAAGTTTCTTGCACCACTGTCGTTTTCAACGGGTGTGTCATCTAAATAAATAGACTTGTAGCCATTGGCTAAACCTTCAACTTCCCCTACGCTCATGCCATATTGTAAACGTGCATAAGTTTTAGATGCCGTTGTATCGTTAGCAACCTTTGGTTGTCTTTGGCTTTGACTACCGCCTTTTGCACCTTTAACTGTTTCAAGCATACTTTTCACCACGCAATAAAAAAGCGCTTTACGCGCTTATATTCTTCTTAAAATTATTTCTTACCACCACTGCCACCCCCACCTGTATAACCAGCATCAGCAGAACTAAAGGTATCAACTGCAAACTGACCTGCATTCACAATAAATCCTCCAACCTCGCGCTGACCATACAGAATTGGAATTGGATTACCTTGTGCGATTGTGGTGACTGCTCCACCAAAACCAAAGTTAGACTTATTCCCATCTTGGTTCTGGTCTTGTGCATTTGCTTTAGGGGTGAGCATTGAGGCAATACCACCTACAAACATTCCAACGCCAGCCCCAAATAATCCTGTAGATAGTGCACCCCATGCTGTCATGGATGCTCCTCCAGTTAAAAATGCTGATGCAATTAAAACAGCACCTAAAACCAGATTTAAAACACCACCATTACCTCCTGCCCCCATGACTTTTGGCACAATCTTGATAACTTTGGCACCAGTATCAAAATCGATCTGATCTTCACTGATGTTTTCATCATCTTGAAAAATGGCAAATGCTAAACCTTGTTCATGAGCATTCAGCATGAATTGTTCAAAGCCTGGTACTTGAACGGATAAGGCTTTGACTGCTTCACGGGTACTTTCAACAGCAAGCTTGAATTCCTTACCAAATTTCTTTCCCAATACGCCATAGAGTTTGATCGTTTTAAGCATCTTTGTGCCTCACTATTTTGACAACACGTTCTTGCCATTGTTGCCCAAAGATTTCACGCACGGACTTTCGACCATAAGGATGATGTAGGATTAATGGTCCACCAAAACATGCAGTGCTTTCTTCTGATTTGAGTTGCCATTGATCGCCCAACCAGATCACAGCATGGTTCGGGTGTTCTGTACGTCCAACATTACACACCAACATATCGCCATACTGCGGTTGACTGACTTCATAAAATCCCGCTGCATCTAGGTTTTCTAAATAAAGCGATTTATGATTTTTATCACTCCACCAATTATCCAAACGCTCAAAATCAATGAGTTTAATATTTAACTCACGACGATAAAAATCACGAACAATTGAATAGCAGTCTTGGTAGCCATGATGATAGTCACGACCAATGAGTAGTGCTTTATAACCACAGGGTTCATAGACCTGAAACTCAACTTCAGGATATGCACAAATCACCCATGGCTTTTCATGAAGTTCAATTTGCAATAAGTCTAAATCAGACGCGCGTGCTGTCGCATTTGGATGTGAGTGGACATAGGCTTGAATCTCACCTTGATCTTCGGCATTCGCCAAATCTTCATGGTGGATTTGAAATTGACCGTGTTCAGCAACATTGCGACACGCGATATAACAACCAGAAACAATCACCCCGCAAGATTCTGCGGGGAAACATTGTTTAGCATGAGATAGAATCACTGCTTTGAGTTTTTTATTTAATTTCATTTTTACACCATTGAAGATGCAGGGAATCCACCAAAATGAAGCTCATTCTCACGACAACGGCAACCTGATGTTCGATAGTTACATCGATCTCACGCAGGATTGTCTGTCGATTCATCTTTTTCGGTAAACATTGCTGCACCGATGTAGCCACATTCTTCACTT